GCAAGAGTGGTTACCTGAGCATTGCCCTTTCCGAAGGTGTTTTCAAGTTCAGTGGCAAACTTAGGCAGGAAGTCAGCAGCAAGCACCTGCCCTTTTTGGAGCATCTTGCCAAGTTCAGCAGTGGTTACTCCCATTGCCTTAGCTGCAATGCCAAAAGACCCAACAAGTCTTTCTGAGAGCTGCCCTCTGAGTTCTTCAGCCTGCACAGTTCCTTTGGACATCATTTGTCCAAGTGCTAAGAATGCGCCTTTAGTGTCTTCCGCACTAATACCCATCACCTGAGCAGCTTTAGCAACCGCTGCAAATTGCCTGTTTGTCTCTTCACTACTTTGACCAGCCAGCTTAGAAGAAGCAGCAAAGGTCTTATATCCTTCAGCAGTTGCTCTTAAGTCAAGTCCAAGCTTCTGGCTAAGGTCACGCAGAAACTGAAAGTTCTTTGCTCCTGCCTCCATTGATCCAGATGCGAAGTCAATGGCTTTCCGCATTGCCTCGAACTTGACAGTAGTCTCAATCACAGCAGTGGCAAACTGCTTAATCTGTCCTACTGCAAACAGGCCACCAAGGACACCACCGACCTTACCAGCAATACTACCAAGCTCGACCATAGACTTGTTGGTATTGTTGCTCTCCTGGTTGAATTTCTTGAGGTCAGCAAGTGCCTGCTTCTCTTCCGCACTTAGTCGATCGAAGGCCTGCGCTGCTGCTTCCAGATTGGCTGTCTCAACAACATACCTAATCTTAATGTCATTATTGGAAATGGTTGCCATTGGCTTGCTATTATGCCTCAAAGATAGGCAATAAAAAAGCCAACGGAATCCGCTGGCCTTTTATCACAATTATGAAAAACACAAAAACCCTATTCTACTTTCCGTCTTTTTGACTTCTGGGCTGCAATATAGCTGCTCACGATTAAATAGTATTCATAGATTGGCCTTTCGACCAAGTATTTAAGTCCTTGAGCATCTCCACCTGCGATTCTAAACTGCTCATCAAATCGGAGTCTGTGCTGTCTGACAATTGAAGTCCAATAATGTGCTTCAGGTTGTTGAGGCTTTGAAGTGTTTCTGCCTGCAAATAGGTCGGGAAATTCATGCTGTACTCGGTCAAAGAGGGCAGATAGGCGTACTCCGGCAGATTCAAAAAAAAACCTTGAACATCATTGGACTTCATCCAATGCTCCAGCTTCTGCTTGTTGTATGGGTATTGGTAGTCAAGTGGATTTTCTTGCTCATCAAAGTAAACCACTGTTGCAAGCTTGAGCTGTCGGAGCAGGCTGACAGACATCTCCATCTGCTCTTTAAGCCTGGATGCCATCACTCCAATTTCATAGAGCTTCTTGTCATCCTTCTTCTTCTTGTCCATCAGAAGGTTGATTAGGCCATTATTCCAGCCTCTGAGAAAGTCTGGATTAATCTGCCATAGCTCTTCAGTGAAGATGTCTCTTGCTGCCACTGCCCTTTGGAATGGCACATTCACTTCTGCTACAAACTTGAAGTAATTGACACCGCCAGAGCAGAAGGCAAACTCTATCTGATCCCAGCGGTCTTTGGGAGCTACTCCCCTGTAATGAACTCGGCTACTTTCTCCTTGAAGAGGAGCTTCTTCTGCCACCGGTTTAGCAGGAGTAGGAATAGATGGTTTGCGCCTAAATAGATTGAACATAAATAGAAAGGATAGTCAAACATAAGCCAGGAGATGACAAGAAACTGCCAAGCTCCAGAGCAGAAAGGACATTCACCAAGTGGCTTGCTCCATAAAGTCGGCAGCTTCTGAAGCTGGGATAGATACCACTGCCCAGCTGGATGATCCTCCAGAAGGTAGTCCAAAAACAACGAGAAAGCTGCACATATCAGTGCAATCAGCATCAATGTCAGTAGATGTGGTAGGGAGTGGAATGATGCAGCAGCCTCTGCGCTTTCCTCCACAGCTTGCAATAATATCATGATTCATCAGCTTGGTAGATTGTCTGTAAAGATGTTAATAACTATGAAGTTATCAATGAGGTCAGTGATTGTGTTGGCAAAGCTAAGGCAAATGCTGGAGTACTGTACTCCATCAGAGGCAGTGAAGGTCACAGGCTTCTGAGTGCCTGGATTGCTGAAGGTAATCTGATACTCACCGCCCCAAGGATTGAGGAAGCCCTCTGGAAGAGCAGCTAAGTCTACTTCAATGAATCCTTCCACATCAATAGTCAGCAGCTGCTGAATGCGCACATTGACTCCTGGCTTAGTGATGTTTAGAATGATGTCCTCCTCCATGTAATCTATGGGCGCATAGATGTAGAATGCTGCCGGGCAGTCATTCATAGGTTCACAGATTTTAAAGCACTCATTGCAGCATTGTGCCATACTTTTCCAGATTAAAGTTTGAAGTGATCTCCGCAAAGTTAGAGAATATAAAATAGCGGAAGGCATCCAGAGCATGAGACTTGTCTGGATTCTTGTTCTTCCATGCATCTAAGTTGCCCTGCCTGCTCACCTTGGCTTCCTTAAGGTCAGTTACAAGCTCATCACACCTCTTGCCACTTATCTGCATCTTAGCCTTCTGAAGGACAAGGATAGTCACAAGCCTGCTGGCTATGTGGCTTGGGTTAGCCCTTGGCACTTGTATCTGCATATCGCTGATGCCAAGGTAATTCTTTATGAGCGCATAGGCACTGATATTGTCCTGAGTGAACGCATTGCGAGAAGCACCGGAGGCATCACCATTGATGATGTAGGTCATGTTTGGGAACTCTTGCTTGATTGTCTGGCAGAGAGCAGCGAGGTCACCTACACGATAGACCTTTATGATGTTGATTGTCGCATAGTAGATGCCATCCTCACTGTTCTTGATGTACTGCCCCACAACGCAGGTATTAGTGACATTGAAGTCAAAGGCCAGGTACAGGTTGTGATTAGGGCTGGCCTTGATATAGCCATCATAGACATGCTTTGAATAGTCAAATGAAGTGGCAAAGAGACTTTCCCTATCCCAGATGCCCCACTGCCCCAAGGCATACACCTCATAGTAGGTTTGACTCACTGACTTCAGTGCCTCCATCCTGGTCACATAGTCCTCATCAAGAAAGTTGAGAGCATCCCGGTAAGTGCCATGCAGCCTCAGCACTTGGTCTACTTCTTTGGCAGGCACATCATCGAAAAACCTCTTCTTAATCCAATGGCTATCTGACACCGGATTGAAGGTCAAGAAGAATCTCTTTGGAGTCTCTGACTTACCCCTAAGTCGCAGTGTAATCTGAGTGAAGTCCTCAAGAGTCAGCTCAGTGGCCTCTTCAATCCAGATGTACTTAGCCTGGGAGAGCGACTTAAGCTTCTCAGGATCATCACAGCCCAAAAAGACAATCTTGTTTGTTCCGGACTGAAGCTCAAGGTAGCCTGTCTTAGCCTTTACTAATTTCTCAAAGCCCCACTGACTAATCTTGTTTCTGAAGTCAGCAAAGACTGAGTTGCGCAGAGTGCTGGCAACTTTCCTGATGACAAAGTAAGTCTGGAATTGGTTGGCTTTATGGTTGCATATCTCAGCCAGAAGCAACTGAATCATTGTCTGACTCTTGCCTGATCCTGCGCCTCCCCAAAGGATGTTGTAGGTCTTAGGTTCAACCAAGGCAGGCAAGTACTTCTGACTCCAGAGGTCAGCTGATGACAAGTCAATTACTGCCATCAGTTGCCTTCTTCCTCCTTCTTCAGCACCTTCGGCACAATGACCTCATGCATCTGCACTGTCATCTGCTCCTGATTCATCAGGCCAAGGTCTCTGGCTATGATGTTGTGATTAAAGAAGCCGGAAGTTGCCCCTTCAAACTTCTGCGCAATGATGGCCTGCTCTATGCGTGTAAAGACCTTTGAGAAGTCTTCTGACTTGCTCTTGTAAACAGAAAGGTTGCCATAGCTGGAGAATCCACAGGCCAGCGCAAAGCCATCTTTAGTCAGCACTCGCTTCTTCGGAATCTCAACCTTCATTGCATCCTTGCCACGAAAGTCTACTTCAATGAGAGGAGTCTCTTCAGCCCACTCCACATACTGCATGAAGTTCTCCCAGATTTGGTCAGGAGTCTTGAATCTGCCATCAAGCCCATGCTTTAGCCTTAACTGCCAACAGTTATTTCCTTTCGGTGCTGCCATAATTTTAGTACCGGGCTTCTGCCCCTTTTTTTTTGGTGAATTACTTTTTCTTAGCGGTCTTCTTGGCCTTCTTAGCCACAGAGAGCGCAATGGCTACTGCCTGCTTCTGAGGCTTGCCTGCCTTCATCTCTGTCTTGATATTTTTACTGATGGTCTTAGCGGAGTAGCCTTTCTTCAGCATGGTTTCTTAAAGTTTATGCAAAGTTAAGTATTTTAGGATGGCCTCATAGACCTCAAGCTGATTAGCCCATCTGCGCTTATGCCCAGGAGAGGCATCTACGAAGCTTAACTTAGTTTTCAGCTGATTGACCTTCCGCTGAAGAAAGGATACTCCGCTAAGACCATCAGTAAAAACATGAAGACAGAGATGAAGGCAGGCAAGCCTCAGACGA